TGCCGTGTGGAACTGGCTTGCCCGCGTTGCTCAGGCATGGAAGGCAGACAATGGCACGGTTGTCTAATTCAGAATTGCTGTCTCGTTATCGCCAGCACATCGCCAAGTCGAAGCGCTGGCGGCGCGAAGAGGGCTACGACGACACCTGGCGTCGGCTTATCGACATGTACCGTGGTCGGCATTACGAGTTTGCCACTGACGAGGACCGCCTGTTGGTGAACGTCGCCTTTGCGACGGTCAACGTCATTAGCCCCAGCGTCTCCGTGAACTACCCCAAGATTGCAGTTAACGCTCGCAAGTCCGAGGATGCGGCTCGAGCCATCGTGACCGAGGCTGTCGTCAACTACTGGTGGAAGCACTACAAGGTCAAGCCCGAGTTCCGCCGCGCGGTCAAGGACTTCCTTGTCCTTGGCCACGCATGGCTGAAGGTTGGCTACCGCTACGTCGAAGAAGAGGAAGTCCCTACCGCTGACGACGCCTCGACAGTCAACGAGGACAACCTCATTACGCCAATTACCATTGTCCGTGATGACCGCCCGTTCGTTGAAAGAGTGTCGCCGTTTGACGTATTTGTTGACCCAGACGCAACCAGCGAAAGCGACATGCGATGGATTGCGCAGCGAATCCGTCGACCCCTGAAGGAGATTAAGGCCGACAAGCGGTACAACCGAACCGCTCGTGAGAACTGCTCGCCTTCCTCGACCTCCAGGTTTGTCGACGAACCTGACCGCAAGAAGACTTGGGATGAATCGCATCAGTACGCCGATGTGTGGGAGTTCTACGACCTGAAGACTGGCTACATGTCGGTATTCACCGAGGGAGGCGACCAGTTCCTGGTCAAGCCGACCAAGATGCCGTACGCATTCGGTCATCCATTTGTGATGATTCGCAACTACGACATTCCCGATTACTTCTATCCGCTTGGTGACCTGGAAGCCATCGAGCCCTTGCAGCGAGAACTCAACGAGACTCGTACCCAGATGATGAACCACCGTAAGCGGTTCTCGCGCAAGTATTTGTTCCGCGAGTCTGCGTTCGATGCAGATGGTCGGTCGGCATTGGAATCCGACTATGACAATGTGATGGTTCCTGTCGCGTCTGACGAAAACATCAACAATGTTGTAGCCCCGTTCCCCGCTGTTATTACCCCGCCCGAGTTCTACAATCAGTCGCAGTTGATTCAGGCTGATGTTGAGCAGATTTCTGGAGTCACGGAGTACCAGCGAGGTGGCCTGCCCGAGATTCGGCGCACGGCCACCGAGGCGGCCATCATGCAGGACGCGGCTAACGCTCGTGCCGCCGACAAGTTGGCGACTATCGAGGGCTGTATCGCTGCCGTGGCCGAACGCCTCGTGGCGTTGGCCCAGCAGTTCATGACCGGCGAACAGGTCGCCCGTGTATTTGGGCGGGATGGCGAACCGATGTGGGTCACCTTTGACCGCGACTTCATCGCTGGCCAGTTTGACTTTGAGGTTGAGGCGGGTTCGACCGCCCCGGTCAACGAGTCCTTCCGTCGACAGATGGCCCTGCAGATGGTTGACGCAATGGCCCCGTTCGCTTCTGCTGGAATCGTCAATACCCAGCGACTGGCTGCTCATGTGCTTCAGTTCGGTTTTGGTGTCAAGAACCCCGAGGAGTTCCTGCAGGAAGCACCAATGATGCCCGAGCAGGGTGGGGCGATGCCGCCCAATGTGGCGGCTCCGCCCGCATTGGAGGCTCCCGTTGGGGTGGCGGGTGGGCCGATGGGTGAAATCATCGCCCCGCCTGGTGCTTCGCCCACCGAATTGAGTGGCGTGGACCCCGCAATCTTGGCGGCTCTCTCATCTCGCATGGGTATTGGCCTGCCAAATATGGAGTAGCAGGTAACGATATCTGCTATTGGATAGAGCAACCGAGTAGGACTCTAGGAGAAACAAGTGAGTGAATTTAATGATGTCCACGTTGACAGCCCCGCCGAGGAAGGCGGACAAGTTGCAGAGGTGGACGGGGCCGAGGACTTCGAGGCACCCACTCTAAACATCGATGAGTTTGCGGACCACTATGTGACCGTAAAAATTGATGGAGAAGATGTGCGTGTCCCGCTGTCGGAGGCGGTGGCTGGCTACAGTCGTCAAGCGGACTATACCCGCAAGACGCAGGAGTTGGCCGAGCAGCGCCAACAGTTGCAGTGGGCTTCTGCAATCCAGGCAGCACTGGAGAACAACCCAGCGCAGACAATCGAATTGTTGTCCAATCATTACGGCATTTCCAAGGCGGAGGCTAAGGTCATGGCAGACGAGTGGTCGACAGGCGAGGACTCGTGGGTAGACCCGGTTGATGCAAAGATGTCCGAACTTGACAAGAGGATTCGGGCGTTCGAGGAGCAGCAGGCTTATGCGAAACTGGAACGAGATGTTCAGGCTCTGCAAACCAAATACGGTGAAGACTTCAACCCCCAAGAAGTGGTTGCTGCTGCGCTTGCGCAGGGCAACAACAACCTGGAGGCTGTGTATAAGCAAATCGCTTTCGACCGCGTGGCTACGAAGGCAGAAGCCGCCAAGCGGCTCGCTGCCGACAAGACGGCACAGGAAGAGAAAGTGATTGAGGCCAAGCGAAACGCCAGCGTGGTGTCGAGCGGTTCCTCTGCCAAAGCAGCGAAGGAAGAAGTTGGAGCCATCCGTTCTGTCTCAGACGCCTGGGCTGCCGCCAAAAAGCAGTACGGCGTCTCCAACTAACAAGGAGTAACTACAATGGCTGGAAACGCTTCATTCGACGCGCTTCTCTCAACGACTCTTGCGAACTACCGCAAGCAGTTGACCGACAACGTGTTCACGGCTCGTCCGCTGACCTACTTCCTCATGGATAAGGGTCGCATCCGCATGCTGGATGGCGGTACGAAGATTGTTGAGCCGCTCATCTACGGTCAGAACTCGACCGTCGCCTCCTACTCGGGCTACGACACCCTGTCGTTGACCGCCCAGGAAGGCATCACCGCCGCTGAGTACGATTGGAAGCAGTACGCTGTGTCCATCGCCATCTCGGGAATTGAAGAGGCGAAGAACAACGGCGAAGCCGCTGTCCTCAACCTGCTCGAAGCCAAGGTCATGCAGGCCGAGGAGTCGATGCGTGAAGGCTTCAACCAGATGTTTTTCAGCAATGGCACCGGCAACTCGGGCAAGAACTGGAACGGCCTCGGCAACCTCGTGTCGTCGGTCGGAACCGTTGGTGGCATCAACCGCGCCACCTCGGGCAACGAGTTCTGGCGCTCGTACGTGAACGCCAACGCTGGCGCTCTCACGCTCGGCAAGATGACCACGGCGTACAACACCACCTCGGTTGGCAACGACCACCCCGACATGGTGCTGACCACCCAGACCCTGTTCGAGAAGTATGAGTCGCTCCTGCAGCCGCAGTTGCGCTACACCGACACCAAGACCGCAGACGCTGGCTTCCAGAACCTGCTGTTCAAGGCTGCTCCCGTGGCGTATGACGTGCACTGCCCCGCTGGCTACATGTACTTCCTCAACAGCAAGTACCTCACCCTGGTGGGTCACTCGGGCAAGTGGTTCTCGAACACGGACTTCGTCCGTCCCGAGAACATGGACGCCCGCTACGCGCTCATCATGTGCTACGGCAACTTGACGGTCCGCAACGCCGCCAAGCAGGGTGTCATCACCGACGCTACCGCCTGATAGTCCGCCCATTACAGGGCACAAATAGGAGGGGGTGGTCTGCCGTAGGGCGGCGGGCCACCCCTTCTTTGAGAAAGGAACAATATGCCCCCCTCACCCAAGCCCAGCCCCAAGAAGCGCCCCAGCCGTAGCAGCACCGCTGATACGATGAATACCCGCATCGCAGGGAGAAAACTCAAGGCAGTCGGAGATTATTACACCGCCCAGGATGTTTCCACATCTGGTCGAGCAGGAATCCGGACGCGCAAGGCCGTTGCTGCCAAGCGAGTTGGGCAGTTGAATCGCGCTGCGGCCAAGAAGATTGGCTCCGAAGGGCCCAAGGCACCCAAGCCGCGCAACGCCCAGCGCAATAAGTACGCTCGCTGAGTAACGCTCCAGCCTTTTAGTGATGGCTGGAACACCTGTTTACTCTTACCACGGCACACCGGCAACGGTCGGGTCGCGCCCCTACGCTACGGCTGATGCTCGGCCTGCCCCCGCTGGTGGCATGCCATACATCGGTCACACGCGCTGTATTGCCAACAACGAAACCTGCGATGGGCCAAGGGCAAAGGGAACCGAATACTGCATCGGCCATCTGCGCAGCATGGCCAAGGAGCAACTGAATGAACCTGAGTGACATTCGGTCCAAGGTCCGAACCATCACAGACATGGACACCACGGACCTGCCCAATGACCTGCTAGACATGTATGCCAAGGACGGCTACGAGCGCATGATTGCGCTCGAACGCCGCTGGCCGTTTTTCCAGAAGTCATACTCGCTGTCCACCGTCGCTGACCAGAGAGAGTACCTCATCTCGTCCATTGGGACTGGAGATGCGCTGGAAATTACTTCGGTTGTCGACACTACCAATGGTGGGCAGCGATTGACCTTGATTGCCCATGAGGATGCCGAGGCCGTGTGGAACGGTTCGTCCGACCTGACTGGTCGGCCCCTGCACTTCTCCATCTGGGAAAGTCGGATTCATCTGTGGCCCAAGCCCAACGCCGTGTATGCGCTGTCGCTGCGCGGCTATCGCAAGCCAGTTGACTGGACGGCCAATACGTCGACAGCGGTTGACGCTGACGACCGTTTGCACCAGGCAATTGTTTACTATGTTGTTGCCCAGGTCTACCAACTTCAGGAGGATGTTGAACTCGCTACGTTCTATCGCAACTCTTTTGATGAAGCCGTTCGCCTTGTGGCTAGCGACATTATGCGTCCTTCTTCTCATCGCCCGCTGATTCTCAGCGGCTCTCGATTCCACGAGACGCAAGATGGCTGGCAGTACCCCGTCTATTACTGATGATTCAAACAATCGCTGTCAATGACTTCACTGGTGGGTTGAACTACCGAGCCGACGCATTCCAGTTGGCCAACAATGAATCGCCAGACATGCAGAATGTCGACGTTGACCCGCGCGGCGGATTCTCCTCGCGTGGCGGAATCATTGATTATTCGACAGCGGCGGTTGGTGGTGCAACCGCTGGTGCGTTTACGCCCAGGCGGTTGTTCGGATGGGACGGCGCATACAAGCACCTGATGATTGCAGCCAACGACAAAGTATTCTGGACGGCAGACGGTATAATTTCGTCTTCCATCAGCAACACCGACAACCCGTACGGCGCATCGTTCGCACCATGGGCAGTTGGCTCGAGTTCGCTGGTCTATATTGCGTGTGGTCACAGCAATGTTGGCAAGAAGTGGAGTGGAACTACAACCACAAGCCTGACCGCAAGCGCTACTGGCGCTTGGCAGGATTCGTACGCATCGCCAACTGGAACGCACATGCCCAAGGCGAATCTCGTCGCAACACACCTCGACAGGCTGTGGGTCGCTGATACCAACGAGAACAGCACGTCCTACCCGAACAGAATCCGATTTTCACATCCAGGATTTGCTGAGTCTTGGCGCGAACTGGATTACATCGACGTGACTGGTGGTGGCTCTGGCATTACCGCCATCATTCCATTTGGCGACCAATTGCTTATCTTCAAGAAGCGTGCTGTCTACGCACTCATGGGGTACGACGAAGAGACATTCCAGTTGGTGCCATTGACAACGGAGATTGGTGCGGTCAATGCCCAATGTGTCGCCGTCACGGAACAAGGCGTGTTCTTCTTCTCGTGGCCCGATGGGCTGTTTGTTTACAACGGAACCGCTTTTACTGATTTGTTTGTTCCACTTCGCCCGCTCCTCCAGACGGGCGAAATCACCGAAACTTCGATGGGTGGAGTTTATGTTTCTTGGGTTGGCCGGCGCATCTTTGTATCCCTACCTCTGGGCGTGGACCCTCAAGATATTGAAACATACAACCAGTCCACAATTACCTACGACAACGCGGACACGAAGTACGGCGGCAACACGAGAGCCACGACACCAACCGCTTCGTTTGTATGGGACCAGACCATTCGTGAGGGCGGAGCCTGGACGAAGTATGTAACTGGGGATGGCTACGGATTAGGACCTGGCATTGATTTTATTCAATCCACGGGTAGACGAGTGCCTGTATTCGCCCACGTTTATCAACCGGCAATTATTGAAATCAATAAGCAGGATATTCACACCGATACTATTCGTGGGACCGAGCACACATTCGACGCTTACTATTACACGCGGTGGCAGGATGCCGACGCATCGTCGGCCAAGAAGTTCTGGCGACGACCAGAGATGGTCGTTCGCCAACTCGGACACAACACCACTATTGATGTCGAGGTTTACCACAACTGGAATCGCGCGACGACAGATAGGTCATTCTCGGTGGCGCTAGATGCCCGCGAGATTGGTGGCGGCTACGAGTCGTGGGTATCCCCCGACCTTGGTTCGGACTTGGCCAAGGGAAATAATCTTGGTCTGGCTAACAGCGTGCAGTTGAAGATTTCTACCAATG